CTAAAATAGAAAATTGAAACTCTGCTTCTCCAAACAAATTAAAATCATCTTGCATTTCTTCTGAATAATGCTGGTTATGACGAAGTTTATATTTGTGGTCATCGAATCGTCTTTTTATATTCTTGGATTGACCAAAATAACTTCTTCCTGTTTTGGTACATTTAATTTCGTATATAATGCCCATAATATCACCTCTTTTTAACTAAGTATATTATATCACATTTATACCGAAGTTGTAAATTAAAATTTAGAGTTCTACCGATTTTGGTAAGTTCTTAATCCGCCTATTTCTAAGCGGTGCGACAAAAGTCTATCGCTTCCGTGTTCCCTAGCAAACCAGAGCGAATACGCTCCATAACGTCTGTAATGCTACGCCCTGAACCTTCAGCAATAACTGCCGATGTCTGTAACATCTTAGCAGTATAGGCGCTTAGCTTGTTGGTATCTTTGATAAATCCAGAAAATAAGTTTGAGTAGACTGCACCATAGTTGGTCGCCTCACCCACCCCCATATTCATAGCATTGGCGTTATCGTTGACCCATTTTAAGAAAGATTGCGAACTCTCGCCCATCTGTCGCTTGATTTGGTTCATAGACGCTGACACTTCAAGAGCCGTCTGCGCTGAATACATCCCAACATCAAGCATTTTCTTACCAAGGATTGCAAAACCAGCGAACTTAGCTAGCTTACCAAACGCACTACCGATAGAATTCGACTGTTCACGAACTTTGGCAGTGGCATTCTTCACTTGGTCAGATGTTCCCTTGACCTGATTCTCGACTTCTTTCATCTTCTTCCTAAAAGGCGCTATCTCAGCGTCAATCATGACTTTCAATTCATCAAGAGTTGCCATTCATTTCCTCCTTCCTTTTGCGATTATGTCTTTCTGCAAATTCACGCATTCGTTCCTTATGCAACAAAAACGCTTGTCTCTGTCGTTCCTGTTCTACCGCTTGCTGTTCTTCTACAAACAACTCAGGGGCATATTCCCAGAACTCAAAGACCTTGGCATCTTTGGATAACAATAAGGAAATGTGGTTGGATATCATCTGCGAAAGTCTATAAGAGTCAATAATCTTTTCTTTACGCTCTTGGGCTTTGACACGGTTGTAGCTTTCTATCATTTCCCTGATTTCAAGCACCGTCAAATCCCAAAAATCAAGAGGCTTACCCCCGATGTCCAAAAACATAGGGTAAAGCCTCTCAATAATCTGCGTTACTGTTAAGATTACTCGACTACTGTCATTTTCTTCTTGGAAGTTTTCTTGTCCTTGCTTCCTCGTGGAGTAAAACCCGATACTTCAAATAGTGGCATTAAAACCTCTGTCATGAATGTCGTTTGGTCTCCACCGTTATCGACGTACTCATCGTATAGATCATAGACATCCTCAAGAGAATACCCATTCTCATACTTCTGCAAGGCTCCATGGATCAAGAGCAATACAACTTTCAAAGGAGGCAAAGGAAACTCTTCGCCAGCTTCAGGCATGAAGATTTTCAGTAAGTTCATACCGATTTTTTCTTCAACTTTTGCTGCTTGATGAGATGAAAGTCGTAGTTTCAACTCTTTCTCATCGCTAATCTTCCAAATTGAGTAAGGTAACGCCATTTAATTAACCTCCTAAACCGTCTGTAAATTCCAACTCTGACTGTAAAGCAATTTTAAGGGTGAACTCGATAACGGCATTGACACCGCCACCACCCAGCTTAACAGATACTTGACCTTCAAAATGAACTTTAGTGTTGTCTGGGTAAGTTTGTTCAAAGAAGAGTTTCGTCTTGTTGTCTGCCGCTTTACGCAATACGCGATAAGGTGCGGTTTCTCCGTCGTTCTTATAAGCGAATTTGTACTCCAATTCCCCTGCGTCGCCAATACCGAATTCATACTTTTTAACTTTGTCTTCAAGAGTAGTGTTCTCTACTTTTTCAGGTTCAATACCGAATTCAGGTACTTCCTTAAGGCCTGCAAGTTTTGTGTAAGCTCCTTTAGCTGTACCATAAGCTAACGTAATTCCATTTGCTAACATGTTTAATTCTCCATTCTAAATTGAAAAACAAGCTCTGAGTGTAAGTCAACGACACCTTCAAAACGCATGACCTTATGTCTCAAATGAGACGGGTCTGGTACGTCTTGGCAGTCGGTTCTTCTCAGACCTAAAGACTCAAAAATCTGATTGATTTTAACAGCTAACTCACTAGTACTGGTATCATCAAAGATATCCACCTTATAGCGGATAGAAGATTTCTGTTCCTGGTCATCGAACCATTCACCCGGCTTGTTCTGTTCTTCCAAAAAAATAACGACTGGGAAATTTTCCCAATCGCTAGGGTATGTATCAGTCACATTATCTGCGACTTTTTGCAATTCTTTATAAATAACAGGCTTGATATTGATCATTATATTTGTTCTCTTATCTTTCTACGGACATAATTCGAAATATTCTTAGACACACGCTCTTGATTGTCTCTCAAAGCTGGATAAAGATAAGGCTGGGCAGGTTGACCATACATCTTGTAGAACTCCCCAATCTTTTGAAAGTGGTAAGGTCCTACATTAATTTGGTCTTCATGCACATACCACGGACTAGACCTGTAAGACACGCTGACCTCTGGCGATATACCCGAATGGCTAGCTTGTCCTTTTGGCCCTGTACCAAACTCAACATAAGGAGCATAGTGTAGATTGGTGTAAACCTCGCCTATAACCTTATCTCCGTCCATTTTAACCCTAGTCTTGATACTATTTCTAAGTTCTCCATTGTTACCTGGTGCAAGTCTTTTAGCATCAGCTTGGACAATGGTTTTGGCTGCATGATGAACCGCCTTTGAAACAATATCTCGTTGCGCAACATCTGACAACTTTCTGAACTTAGCTATAAGCCTATCTGCCCCTAGTAGCTCTGACACGCTCTAACTCCAAAACTTGATGATGTGTGTAGACCTTCTTAGAAATAACTCTGTGAGTTACTTCTGTCTGGCTATCGATACACACACCATCTCTCACTTTGATAGTCGCTGACTTGTTGGCATTTGCGTTCAAAATATCATTAACACGCTCGCCGTACAATTCAGATTGTAACTTGCTACTAGCTGGCCACAATTCAAGGCGGACTGTCTCAGCTTTCTTGGCATATCCTTCTTTTGCGACACCTTCCTCTGTGACAGTCTTTTCAAACCGTCGCATTGGATAAGGTTTCAGTCTACTCTGCTTCAAAAACATGGCCTGCCACCCTTGCTAGTCTGTGCATGCGTATACGCTGTAGAAGACCCGTAGACAGGCCGTTTTCTCCGTAGACTACTGCTATGCCACCTTCGGTTCTAGAATGCTCTCCTTCCGCTCCTGAACGGTTGTGGATTTCAATAGCAACCTCAGGTATTAAAAGACTTAAAGCAGGTGTCAAAGATGTGCGATTGGTCTCTGATAAGATAAGATTTGTAGCCCTCGTTTGGAGCAACATGAGAAGCTGAGTGTCTTCTTCGCCTGTCATTTTCTTCAGCAACTCTATAGACATTTTAAACTCCTTCTTGTTGACTTAAAGGCGTAGTCTCTCCCGATACATACACTTGAGGGGTTTGAACGGTGCTGACTGAGCTATAACTTTCTGGATTATAGCTTTCAGTACCGCCTACTTCCTCAAGAATATCTGATACAGATACGCCATTGCTTGCAAAATTCTCTACAAGCTCGGCATATCGTGTATCAGCAAGGTCAAGCTCTTCGCCCGCAAGTCGTTTTACGTTGGCTTCCCAATCATAGAAATCTTGTTTGATTTTAAATTTCACTTTTTAAATCCTCCAACACCTCTACAATTTCGGCTTTTGATAACTTATAGGCGCCAGCTATGCCAGCTTCTTTGGCTAGATTCTTCAACTCTTCTAGAGTCTTATTCTCTAAATCAGAATACTGGCTGACCTGCCCCTCTTGGATATAATGACGTCGTAGCAATAAGCTCATATCGTCACCTCTTACTCACCGAATTTTACAACTCGTGTAGGGTCGTACAGGTAAACACCGTAGTGTTCATCACCTGTGATTACGGTAGTCTTCTTCAAGATATCGCGGTCTGTTTCGATAGCCACGTCACGTTTAAGCAAGATGACAAAAGCTCCATATTTGTTGGCATCGTCTGTTTGAGTTTGACTAGGAGAGACTTTGACGATAAAGCCTTTACCTTCATCAACTTTTTTAGAGCGTACAATTTGCACACCAGCTGCTTCACCGAACGTTCCGGATACAACCATATCTGCGCCAAGCTCTGAACCTTTAGTCCATTCTTTTGCTACGTCAGTTTTTAGCTTGATAGCATCTTTAGGGTTGATGATAGCAACATATCGCGCATCTTCTTCGTCCTCAAAAATCTCAAGAGCTTTATCAATAGTCGCTAGAGTTGTTGGAGCCTCTGCAACGTGCTGTGTTGCAGTCTTAGCTACTGCGACCAAATCATTATCAATCTTGTTAGCTATAGCCAAACCAAGCTGGTAAGTAGCTTGACCTAGTGGGTCTCCAAGGCCTGACAAAAGAGCTTCATCGGTAACTTCATAACCTTTAGCAGCCTTTTTGATGGTCATAGTGGTCTTTTTAGTAGTCAATTGGTCTGGAGAAATAGCTTGACCTTCTCCAACCTCTGTCGCATCTCCTGCGTACTCCCATGCTGGAACTGTTAGAGTGTCCCCTGGCTGTCCTTCAAGCTCTGTTTCCACATAAGCAAGTGGAGTGAATTTAATCATTTTAGGTAGTTTAGCGGAAACCATGTCCGCCATTACTTCTGGGTTAACCATAGTGGCTAATTTAGTTTGTCCTGCTGTCATTTATTTTAACCTTTCAATTTCTTATAGAGTTCTGGGTTCTTTTGATAGAGTTCATTTCGACTCTGATAACCCATACGAGCAAATTCTTCTTTTGTGATACCATCACTATCGACTGGCGCTTGTTTCATTGGGGCTCCGCCTTTTAGCTTTTCTTGTACGCCTTTTTGCACGGCTTGCTCCCATGATTTCTGCAATACAGCGACAGACTCAGATACCGTCTCTGCGCTTGTCAAATCAACTACATTCACTAACTCAACAGGTAAGTCACGTTCACTTAGCATTGCTTTAGCTTCTGCGGTCAATTCCTTGCGAGCAATAGCCTTTTCACGGTCAGCTAGTTCTTGCTCACGCTGATCCAACTGATATTTCTGTTTCTCATCTGCGTTCATTTTAGCAAGCTTCTTAGCTTCGTTTTCCTTAGCCTCTTGCTCAGCTTCCCATTTAGAGCGTTCGGCAGATAGCATCTTACCGATTTCAGCACGAGTGAAAGTTCGTTCGTGCTTTTCTTCCTGCACCGTATCAACATTTCCTTGAGTGTCGACAGTCTCAGTTGATTCAGTAGATACAGTTGCATTGATTTCTTCTGACATAATTGTCCTCCAGCGATTACGTCGCCACTCGATAATCTCGCTTTACGTCCGGCGACGGAACAGTACAGCTTTTAACGTCATCGGTACAGTTTGGACAATATTAAAACCGTACGGGATTCCATACGGTTAGGTTTTATAGTTTAATTTCTTCAATCTTCGCACGTTGCTCTAGAGTAGAAAGATAATCCCACATAACTGAACGCTGACGTTTTAACAAATCAATAGGACATTTAGGTTCAAACTCTAACTGTCCTTTCTCGTATTTGCCAATCATCATATCCAACTTTTGGAATCGTTCTTTCAATTCGTAGTATTCTTTTTTAAAACGTTCTTTCCAATCTTCCATTTTTAGTTCCTTTCTTTTAAGTTTCTATAAGGATAGTCTCGCAAGCTATCACAGAAATTCTTTTTACAACAAATTCACAATCAAGAAAATCGCATGGATAATCTCCTTCTAAATATTCATCGTTGTGATAAACCGAAACATAATTTTCTTTATCGATTGTTTTACAAAGTTCTTTGACTTTCATTTTCTACACCTTTTCTGAGCATGAAAAAAGCACTTAGATTTCTCTAGGTGCTTAAATTTGAAATTGTTTCAACTCAAGTTCAGTTAATTCCTTGAACTCTTTGCCTGTTTCGTTTAAATACTTGTTAATTTTCCCAAGATTATATTTTAAAGGCTCGGGTCTATCCCCGTTTGGCAAACCAACCAGACCATCAAGCTCCAATAACGACTTATTTTTTATTACGTTTGAAATTATAGTAGTCATGTAACTTCTTAGCCTCCTTTTCAAAAATTGCCATCCTGAATTTACTGATATTTACAGCTCCTAGAGTCCTAGCATAATGTTTATTGAGCTTTTCGTTTTTTGTATCAAAGAAAACAACACCGTCATACCCCGCATCAAAACTCTCAGCAACCGCCTCCGCAAACATATGTGCAGTAATACCCTCGTACAGTTTTTTACCGGGTTTTCTCTCAATGTGAGAAATATAAACGGCCGAAACAGATGGATCTCTGTGATACGAAATCAAAGCTTCAATTTCATTACCACCTGCAACCTTTAACGCTTTTACTGTATCTCCCAATTTATAATCTGAGTAAAAATCAAAATTCCAGTCTTTCAGTTCATGTTTTTGAGGGATATATCGTGATATTTCTGTATCAACGATTTTCTTATCAGATAACCTTACAAGACATTTCGTCCAGTTATCTACTTCTGAATCTATTATACCATTTTTAATAGTTCTATCAAACGCTTTACGATTTACAGACTTACCTTTTTCATCAACATACTTGCTATACCACTCTTTATAAGTCATATCAGCAGGTACTAGCTCGGTCTTACCTGTCACTGGATTCCTTGCTCTGCGCTTCAACTTGCTGTAGTCTTCGTCCTCGTCGTATGCGACAGTAGTAGACCTACACCAAGGGTGCATAGGCGGACAATTGACACCAGGGACAGCCTTATCCCTATCATAGACCTTATTGTCATGCTCCTGACAAATGCGTGATGTACGCTTGTCTAAGACGGCCACAAAGATATACTTTTCTATGTCTGCTTCTTCATAGCTGAGTAGTTCCATCTGGTTATGAAAAAAGGCTGATTCTGTTCGAACCAAACGCCTTGCATCGTTCTGACCTACGTTGAACCTCTCAGCGATTGCTTGTGCAGTTTCTCGTGTATCTCGGCCTGTCATGAGGCTTATGAGTAGTTCATCTTTTATGCTAGAAGTAAGCTTCCCCGTATTCTTCCAGATGTCCGTAGAGTAGGTACTTACGTCACTTACCCAACTAAAAGACTGTAGATGTTTAATCTCGCTCTCAGGAAGCCCAGAAAAGCCGTATGCTAGTCCTGTCTGCTGTTGCAGGTCAAAGGTAGCCTTGTAGTAGCTATCCTTCATCAGGTCGCTATAAAAGGCATCTGAGCCTGTCTTCTCTGAATGATAGATAGATTCACGCATACGATCTAAATCGTCGCTCAAACGCTCTAGGCGCTTCATACGGAAAGAATAAGCTGGGCTATCTAAGTCAGCCAGTAGTCTTTGGATATTTGGGTCATTCGGTCTCGCTTCAAGCACCTTACGAAGTTCATTCAGGTCTTTCTTGTCTTTCATGTTCTTCAAGACTTGTCTAGCTTCCACCTGACTTAGACCATAATCACGTTGGAACTTATCGAAAATCTTATTGATTTCCTTATCTAAGTATGTCTTAGCTTCTTGATAGACCTTATCGAACTTGTCTGCCTGCTTTTCGGCCTTGTCCATCTGCTGGTAAATCAGATTGGCTTTCCTCTTCGCCCAATACTCCTGATTCTTCATCCTCTACCTCGTCTTCGGGTTTCGTGTTGTCTTGGTTAAACATCGGCATTCTTTCCATGTTCTTCTCTTTCTCTTCTTCCAAGGCTTCCAATTCAGCGTCAGGGTCTTCTACAAACGGCAAGAGTGAGATAAGCTGCCTATTCGTCACTTTACCTTCTAGGTTGTTCACAATCTGAGAGATTTCCAACAAGTTCTTAGGCAAACCACGGCTGAACTGTGGAACAATTGAATGAGATTCTAAAGCAATCTGTTTCATACCCAAGTAATGAGCAAAAATCGCAATCCGCTGTCTTAATCCACGCTTGTAGTTCGCTTCCTTGGTCTTAGTAATCATCTCAAGCCCCATCAACTTGAATTCCATGGCTACTCCTGAAGTATTCCCTGCGAAGTTCTCATCAGTCAGGTTAGGAACATGGCTGAATGTGTAGATATCCTCTTTAAGAGCTGTACGCAAGATTTCAGTAGCACTTTCGTCCAGCGTATTCTTCAAGAACTCAGCTCTTGCACTATCGCCCGGCAATTCCAAAAGACCTTCTTCAGATAAAATCTTCATCGCTACCCTGGCATCTTCTGGAGTGTCTGCTAACTGCGTGCCATACAAGACAAGGATAGACTCTACTGCCTGTTCCTTATCATTAACACGGTTACCCATCAAGGAATTATAGGCATCAATCAAGCTGATCTGTTGCTCGTAGTCGCCAATAGCAAAATGATTGTTGCGATACTCGATAATCGGGATTTGACCAAGATTATGTTCTTCTACTTCCTCATTCTGTGTTGTTCCTGTGCTTGAATCACGCAGAACCATGTGATAGTGCAGATTCTCAGTAAAGACCTCTGCCTGATGCTTGGTAGTGTCTTTCGTATCATCTTCGACTTTATAGTAGTAGACCGCAAACAAAGGCTTCCGCTCAATGCTATCATCGTAGACCATGAAGGTATTCTCTGGATCAATACTAGTTGAGTCCAACTCAGTCAATCCTTCTTTGGCATAGATATATTCATAAGCACGACCATAGATAGCCATATTCAAAGCATTCTGCGCATCTACTTGGTCAATCTCAGCGCCATCAAAAGCTGTAAGTAGTTCATCGATATCACCTTCAGCGGTGTTATTGTACTTGATAGGATTGCCCATAAAATAACCCGTAGCCGTGTCTGCAATATCCTTAGCATGATTGGCTACCGTCTTATAATTGGGTGCGTTCTCGTTGCGTCTCTTGTGACCTAAGATAGCATGTTCACCCAAGTAGTAGCTTTTAAGTTTCTTCAAACGTGAGCCTTCAGTGCTATGCTTCGTTATCAATTTGTAAATAAGGTCTTTCTTCAAAGAACCCTCATCATATCCATCTCGTGGATAGGTTAAATATTGGTACATGTCTTTCCTCTCTATAGACCATAATCAGAACGTCTGCGGACGATTGCTTTACCACCCTCAATACATTGAAGGCTATAACGTAGTGCATCCATCAAGTGATTGTTTTTATCTTCTGGCTTGTTCAACCAATTACCTTCTTTGTCACGCTGGTAGCAGTAACTATAAAATTCATCCATGATATGTTCACAATTCGGATGCACATAAATAGCGTATCCTTGTAATTTGGACACGCCTGCCATGATACTATCCTTACCTTTCCGACTCTCTTTAATTCGGGTTATCCCATGCTCTGACCTCAATTCCTCAATCAATCGTAATTCAGCGCTATCAGCGATAATCCGTGAGCGGTGATAACCTTTGTCTTTTATCATCTTAGCAACTTCTTTGGTAATCAATCCGACTTTATACGCTTCGTCAAAAACATAAATCTCTTTCGTTGTATCGTTTATGAGAGAACAACATAAAGCGGTTGGGTCATGAGTAAAACCAAAGTCAAGACCGATACATAATTTATAAGCTGGATCTTGTAGCAGTTCATCCTTATCAAAATCCTTGACAGTTACGTTCTCGTAGATTAAACCTTCAGCAACTCCCCACTCGCCATCACATACGATTCTAGCCCGTCTTGGGTTCGTGTTATACAAATCCTCATAGCGCTTGATATCAACTTCATCCAACCACTCATTACATTTATAAGTGGTAGTAATAGCGAATGTATCAGCTCGTCTCGTATCTTCATCAAAGAAGACACGCTTAAGCCAATGCCTTTCATTCCACGGGTTAAACGTAATCGTGATTTGTTTAAAGAAATCAGGTACGTCTAAACTACCACGAATTGACTCAACAACCGTACTGAACTTGTCTTCAGTCTCAATTTGGTACGCTTCCTCAAACCAGGCCCAACAAAGGATACCAACGTCAACTGTAATAGATGTGATTTTCAGCTCATCATCCAAACCACGGAACAGAATCTTTTGCCCAGTCGCTTTTATTGTTATTTCAGGTAAAGACTCGTTAAATTTAAACAAATGAGTCACACCCAACACATTACACGCCCATTTAAAATCCGTATAGGTCGATTGCTTATTTGTATTCGAATATCTACGAATAACAAGCAAGTTAGCCCACGGATATTTCAAAAGACGCACGACGTAATTTAATGCAGTTGTCTTGGACTTCTTCGAACCACGGGAACCTTTTACAACACGATAAAGATGTCTTGAGCGCCAAAACTGTCCGTACCCTGCTCCTACTATCTTAGGTAGGTTAACAACAATATCATTCTGTTTAATCTGGTATGTCTGACTCATTTGCAAACACCACCGTTCCAGAAACGTCTGCCTCTACTTTGTCTGTCCACATCTTATGTCGTTTACCTAACAATTCAAGAGCTTTATTCCTATCGCTGTTCTTTGTTGGGTATTCGACAAGTTGAGGGATTTCATTGTAGACTTTTACAGACTTACCAGTCACGGGATCAGTCATCAACTCAGCTACTTTCGTCGTGACTACTGTTGTTTCTTTCGCTTGTCCCGACGCGATTTCTGACAGCATCACAAGAATTTGTTTTTGAGTTAAGATTTTTTCATCTTGCAACTCCTCCATTCGATTTTTGATGTAATCAGAAATTCCGACATTATCCAACAATTCAGAAGATCTTGCTTTAGCATATTTCTCACTATATCCTGCTTTTAAAGCTGATTGATAAGCATTACCTGAGATGATGTACTCATCTGCGAATCGTCTTTGTCTTTCATTCAATTTTCCATCACCTCCTTTCACAATAAAAAAAGCCACACAATGTGCGACCTTTTCAAGACCTCTCACTGCGAATTAAAATCGCAATTGGAACGACAGGACTCGAACCTGTGACGTCTCAATTCCCTAAACAGGACTTAATCCGTCTACCATATATCCATTAACCAGCATGAGACTACTGCTTTAAACGAGTGACTTTTGATAACTTATGGTTTATTATCTTGTCCACAAATATTCCTACTTGTATCACTCATGCACGATTGGTTAGACCAATCACTCCTTACATCACAAACTACTAAGCCATTTTTCAATTAACGAAGACCCCGCTAAAAGTCTAAGCTGCTTTACTCTTTGACTTTACTCTCATCCTTGCGAGACTTGAGTAGGCAATCTAATTGCCGAAGTACACTTTCGTTTGCGACGGGCGATGACTTTTGCTTTTTTTGAGTTTTTTCTATCTTGAATAGCCTTAAAATATAAAAATCATCTTTCATCTATCACAGACACGCATCGCCATGTGTTTCATTCTCTTTTGAAGAACAAAATGCACAGCGCCTGCTTGTTATCGATTGTTTTGCGGACAATCAACTCACCTTACATACTTTTGGGAGGCGCCCAATTTTTGTAAGATATGGTATTGAGCTCTTGTTGCACCTCGAACCAAATACCTCTTTCCTCTTATAGACTCGTTTCACAGCCAAACTGCCACGTTTGCATTTCCTCAGCACATTGCCGTTGGAATCTCTCTGCTTTAACTTCGCCTACCTATTCCAAAGCTGAAATAATTAAGATTAAATTGCTTAGATTGACCATTGCTGGCAGGATGTTTGATAGATTTAAAAACATCCTTTTCCTGAGTTACCACAGATTATCTAGGCTAAGCCCTAAAAATGCAAAGCGACTACTACCTTGCGTGTTAATTAGTAATCATTTTGAAAGTTTTCCTTTTTTTATTTTTTTGTAGTCTTTACAACCTCTGAGGGAATCAAACCCTCTAGCTTATAACTTACCTAGGATATAAGTAGCTACGCATCCATGCGAGGTTCGGTCGCTCCTGCAACCATTTTTAAGTTAATGAGTGATATATGAATGCTAAGCCAACTGCCTACCCCATCCTGGGACACAAACACTCAAATGACAGTAGCTGGAATCGA